GCCCATATACTGAATCTGTCCTGAAGGTAGCCGCTTAAATCGTGAGGTAGCCATACAGCTGGATTTTACTCTACCCGCCAAAAATGTCAATATTTGAACGGACAGAAATCAAATAAGTCAAGAATTTTTCATACAAGATATATAAAAGTGTTTTCTAGCTTTGTCATTCATTAAGCCCCGCTTAATGAATTCCATCATTATAAAAGACTTTTTACTTTGCCCAAATGCAAAATCAAACGGTCGTTTGGATTTAGTCGATTGAGTCCACCGTCAAAGCTTGCCTGAGCCCTGAAATCGTAACCTGTCTCCTGAATCCTGTACCCGCATCATCGTTCGGTGGCTCGACCGCCACTAGACCTAACCGCTGACGGGCGCAGTCCAGCGCAAGAAAGGCTGCGTCCGCTAAGTCAGGCGACCTCCCGAAACGGGATTTGAACTCTGGCTTCGATTCGATCTTCACTTTGAGGGAACCGCCTTTGACCAGATCGTAGTTTCGGGCGCAGATCTCCTGTGCCAGATCGGCAGAGATTCCAAACACCTGTTTAGTTCGCATCAGTTCCTTGCCCACGAACCAGAGTTCGGATACACGGTTCACGTAGAGTTCTTCGCCCGTCAGCTTGCTGTTTGCGCTGACCCGCTTGTCAGAGGGCTTTCCGCCGAAACTCACACGGAAGATCGATGGCGACCACTCGCCAGCTAGAACGTCACAGAACGGTGCGCCAGCACCAGTGGCATCGACCGCCACATTCTCTGGCAGGATGCCCTTGCGGACGCAGTGGTCCTTGATCTGGCGCACGATCTGGTACGTACGTGGAACCGCCTTATTAGTGGCGTCGTCGTTCAAGTGGATCGCCTCGTCGAATTCCAGTACGTAGTGACCCCCCTTATTATATCCGACTTTGGCTGTGTAGAGGATCGTCCTGTCTCCGCCGTTTGTGAACGCCGGATCTAGTCCCGCCACTAATAGTGGCTTCGCAGCCCACTCGACTTTGCTCATCGACTTGCTGGACGCGATCTCTGACTCGCTGTAGATTCCCTGTGTTTCGTCGCTGTCAAAGAACACAGCCCGTACCATCCGCATGTAGCCTCTGGACTCCTGCCCTAAAAGGGCTCTGTCTTCTGCCAGCTTTTCCTCAGTAGGGAGCCATGGATAGAGTGTCTCGCCAGCTAGAATGTTGGGCGAGCGTTCGCCGTCCAACCTCAAATAATGGCCATTCCACTTCGTGTCCCAATTGTCCGCCGTATTAGTATCTACTGACTCCCAACCACTTTTCGGCTCCGCCCATACCCCAAACGCGTCGAAACGACTGTTGGGGTTGGACATCCCGATCATCTGGAGGAACGGGTTTTTCGACAAGTTTGTCAGACCAGCATGGAGAATAGCCTCCGACAATTCGGAAAGCTCGTCCGCAATTACGATGACCCGCTTCTGCTTGATACCGATGAACTTGCCCACAGCTTCGCGAGTCTTGCTCTTTTCAGCAGCGATCAGCATTAGGCCCGCCCGTTCGATCAGATCCCCGTTCTCGTTGACGTAGGCTACGCTTCCGATTGAATCCCGAATCTTGCACGGTGCTTCCTGAATCACTGTTAGGAGCGAGATGACAGAACCCCAAATACGGCGTCTGGCTTCTCGTAGTGTAGTACTGGTCATCATGACCAGCGTGTCCTGTGGCTCCGACAACCAGTTGATGATGCCCCACGCTGCCATCGTGTGGGACTTACCGGAACTAGCGGAACCGCCGATTGCCAGATATTTATTGCGTATCGCTGCGCGGATCATTTCTTCCGCCCACGGATGCCGAATCATCAGAGGTTCAGGCATTTCGGGATTATTCCAGAGTTCATCGCAGCATCTCCAGAAATAAAATTCCTTCGCTTTTGCGTTCGTGTGGTTCGCAAACCCGTACAAAAGTGCTGTAATTAAGTTAGTGGGTGGGATCAAAAGACCGCCGACATCCATCTTCTTTGTTGTCGGATCGATCCGTGGCTCCAACAATTTTTTACTTTTTTCTGCTGTAGTACTCATTTTTTACTTGCGCGAGCATCTTACGTGCTTTAAACAAATCGTCAACATCCAATGAACGACGACTCAGAAACTGAAAATCTAGTGCTGAAAAGAGCACTGGAGATGCATGCCAAAGATTACAAGATCAAGACGATCGCCAAAGAACTCAATGTCCATGCGGGCACAATTCGTCGTTGGTTTAAGAAGGCGGGAATACCCGCCCAAAAGAATGGCTTTACTAAACCAAAGAAAAAACAAGTCGTTGAAAAGCCAGTAGCTGACGTCTACACAGACCAGTTGGCTGTAGATCTTGAGGACAATCTTGACGGATATACAGAGGACGCAATTCGTCTCGCCAAACACGATGCCCGTATTGCAGAGGATTCCGCATTAATGGACATCGCAGAAGCGCAGTCAACTCCAGCCGACAAATACCAGCACTACATTGCTGCCGCTGGAATCAAGTTGTTGCGCGACTCTATGAAGAATTTGAAAGGGCCGAAAACAGTTCGGGAACTTTCAGAACTAGACCAGTTAATACGCCGCAATTTGGGGCTCAACTCGAAGAGCGGTGGCGGTCAAAGTAAAATGCATATTGACATTTCCATCCTGAATAATTCAAAAGCAGATCGTGGAAATGGCACAGCGACTAAAATGAAACCAACAATAATTGATGTAGAATCCTAATATGTTTAAGCACGTAATTCCTGAATATAATCCAACTTCTTTAGTAAAGAAAAACCTTCCAAGAAATGACTTCACGTTTGACGTGAAGCAACTAGATGGGCTGTTCTATAGAACATTTCCTTACACCCCTAAAGAAGTATTCTTTTTACAAACGCTATCTAAAAATGACACAATCCATGTGCCTGAGAATGGTGATGGAGTTTTAGTTCGTGCAGATATCATTGACAATTTAAACCGCTAATGGACAGACGCTTCAACAAAGAAAATCAAAGTTTGATTTTGGCTTTAGTCTCGCATGAGTTTTCTTGTGATCCAGAGACTCTGTTTAGTCGTGACCGATCAGCGAGAATATCAAATGCTCGCCATGTGGCGATGTCGCTTATGAAGATTCTGATGGATTGTACTCTAGCAGAAATAGCGACCCTATTTAATCGTGACCATTCTACTGTGATCCACGCTAAACGGAAAGTAGACACGAATAAAAAGCTTCAGGAAGCAGCCCTCAAAGTAGCTAAAAAATATAAATCAGAAACTGAAGATGAAATGAAATGATTATCGGCATCGACAACGGACTCGACGGCGGGCTGTGTGCTATATCGGCGCACGATGGTTCCGTCATCGACAAGTTTGCGATGCCAACCTTTGAACGTGTCGGAAAGCGCGAAGTCGATACCAGAACAATCTACGACTGGCTCACTGACCTGCACACTGTACCCTTGATCGCGATCGAGGAACCATTGAAACACGCGAAGTCCTCACAAGCGATGCGCTCGATGGGCATTTCGTTCGGCAAGATTATGGGCATGTGCGAGTCGCATGAACTTGAAGTAAAGCCTATTCAAGTATTGGACTGGCAAAAGTCTTTGTTGGGCAAAGTGCCTAAGTCGCAGACAAAAGTCTTCGCGCTAAAGAAGGCGCAAGAACTTGCTCCAGATGAGGACTGGCGCAAGAACAACCGCTGCACTGTGCCGCATGACGGCATAGTTGACGCTTTCCTCATAGCGCAATACACTAGACAACGTTATGCCAAAAGATAGTTGCTACAAAAAAGTAAAGGCGCAGTACGACGTATTCCCGTCTGCTCGCGCTTCACAAGCAATTGCCAAATGCCGAAAGGGATCGGGCAATGTCAAGAAAACGAAAGCCGGAACCAGCCTGAAGCGTTGGGAGCGCGAGAAGTGGGTTGACCAGAAAACAGGCAAGCCTTGCGGCGCTGGAGAGAAAACAGAATACTGCCGCCCAACAAAACGAGTTTCTGGCGATACGCCAAAGACGGCGAATGAAATGTCAGCGTCAGAAAAGAAACGCAAAATTTTGGAAAAAGCCCGTGTCGGAATGGGCGCAAAAGTTTCACCACTTAAAAGAAAGTAATCTTATGGACATTGCATCTACACTTGAACAGTGCCTTGACGACGAAGAAGAAGTCATCCTTGCTGACGGCTTTGAAGAAGCGTTCATGGGAATCGCCCGCCAGTTCGGCAAGCCCTTTGCCGTTTACAGTTTTGAGAAATGCCTTGAGATCTTGCAACGCGAAATGACGGAAGAGGACGCCATCGAATATTTCTACTACAACGTGGAGGGCGCATGGGTCGGAGAGAACACTCCCGCCTTCATGTCGTGGGCCGATCCAGAAGACGCTATTTCAGAGGACTAGAAAGATTTTTCAATTTTTTTCTGGACTTACTCCGAACCATCGAGTAAGTGACTCCTCGAATGAAAACACTGTTCCCAAAACAAAGCGATGCGAAAGAGTTCTTTATTTGCTGTCACAAGAACGGAGTTAATACTCTTGATAGTTCTAGTGTCGGTACGGGTAAGACAGTGGTCGCAGTCCATTTGGCCAGAGATTTGGGAAAGCCTGTCGCTGTACTTTGCCCGAAAGCGGTTATCCCATCATGGGAGCGTGAGTTTAAGACACACGGAATAACGCCGTTGTTCGTAACGAACTTCGAGAAGATCCGTGGGGGCAAGACGAAATGGATGTCCAAAGCTGGTAAGAAGATCATGCGTTGGTCACTACCAGCCGACACACTGGTCCTTGTGGACGAGATCCACAAGTGTAAAGGACCATACACGCTAAACGCCCAACTCGTAATCGCACTAGTACAGCAGAAGTACGCCGTACACGGCATGTCCGCCACTGCCGCTGAAGACCCTACTGAGATGCGGGCATTGGGATATCTATTGGGGCTACACTCGCTCAACAAGCCAGAGAACGGACTGACTAGCTGGTACAGCTGGATGATGAAATACGGCTGCTATCAGGACGATTGGGGCGGCTGGAAGCTGGCGAATAAAATAAAGCTGGCTCCGCTCCGACACACAATGTACGGAGTAAACTGCAACAAGCTGACGCCAGCAGATTTTCCAGATAGCTTCCGTGACAATCGTGTTTTCGTCGAGCCGACTGAATTCAAAGATCTGAAGAAGATCGATAAAGCTTATGAACAATTGGGTCTCACGCCAGCGATTATCGACGAATACATACTGAATGGTACGGTAGCAAATAGCGAACATGTGCTGGTCAATATCCTCAAAGCCCGCCAACTGGCAGAGTCCTTCAAAGTGCCAGACATCGCTGAGATGGCGGAGGATTTCATCGACGGCGGAAACAGCGTTGTGATATTCGTCAACTTTACGGATAGTTTAAATGCTCTTATTGGACTTTTAAACTGTCCTAAAATCGACGGAAACCAGACAGCGACTCAGAGACAACAGGCAATCGATGACTTCCAAAGCGACAAAGCTAACTGCATTGTAGTCAATATCGCCGCTGGTGGTACTGGTCTATCGCTGCATGACATCAACGGAGTCCGCCCACGCATCTCCCTCATCTGCCCCACGTTCAATGCTAAGGACTACCTGCAAGTATTGGGCCGGATACACCGCAACGGAGCAAAGTCAGACGCGCTACAAAAGGTGCTAGTCGCCGCCGGAACTATCGAAGAGCACGTGATGAAAGCAATACGGATCAAGACTGGAAATTTGGAGGCAATCCATGGCGCGTAAATTTTCAAACTTTTTTCTTTACTCTTACTGGACCGCGATTATTTTGACTGAAGTCTTAACCACAATATACGATGTCATTTGGAACTGGAGCAGGAAAAGGAGATCTTCCCCGTCACGTAGACGGCGAAGCGTTCAGAAATAACTTCGACGATATCTTTCGCAAGCAGAGGGAATTTACTTTTGCAGAACTGCTGAAGATGCACGACACAGCAATCGAAGAAGGAAAATTTGATAAGGCAGCAGAATACAAACAGAAAATAGACACACTAAATGAAAACACAATACAATGACCCCAAAGGGCAAGCGGGCTCCCTTAAAGCCCCATTGGGATTAGTCCCGCCGTATGCAATGGAGCAGACTTCATGGGTCCACAAGTTGGGCGCAGACAAGTACGGTCCGTGGAACTGGCGCGAGACTGGCGTGTGCGCCAGCACTTACGTCAACGCGATCCTCCGCCACCTTAACGCATGGCGTGACGGTGAATCTCTGGACCCTGAATCCGGTATCACGCATCTGGCACACATTGCCTGTAGCGCGAACATCCTCATGGATGCAGAGGTATGTGGCAAGCTACAGGATGACAGGAACAAGCGACCCACTAACGACGAAACTGAGGAAGGTTCTCCGAAAGTAGTCGCGTCGTACGAAGACTTTTGGGGTCCGCTTGACGAAGACACCGTACCAGAATACCACGTTCTTAAAAAAGGAGAGTTAATTCAAGAAGGCGATGAGTTCTTTGATGAACAAGTTGGCAAATGGAAAGAAACGAGCATAGTAAAGGCTATGGGAATAGAAGTGGAAGCCATTGATTTGTACCGCCGTAAGGTCGCAGATTGCGACCTTAAAGAAGACACCGTACCAGAATACCACGTCCTCCTGAGAGAGGGCGATAAACTACAGGACGGTGATGAAGTGTATGTCGGTGAAGACCACTGGTTGCCTGTGTACGTTTCAGATTGGATGACGCCTTCAATTGTCCGCAACGGAACCTACCGCCGCAAGATCACAAATTGTGACCTTAAACCAGA